AAGATCCAGTGGAGCACTCGCAAAGGTCCGCGCGGCGGGCGGCGTCGCCTCACCACCGCGGAAGCCAGGAGCATCGCCTTCGTCATCGCCCGCGCGATCGGCCGGCGCGGGATCGAGGGGAAGCACTTCTACGAGGAAGCGCTCGCGGCCAATCAGGACCAGATCCGCGGCTTCTTCGAGGCGGCGGGTCTCAAGATCTCGATGCGTCTCACCCAGCCCAACTGACGGATGGCGCCCTACAAGGATCGAGTGAACGAGGTGGCGGCGATCGTGGCCGCGGTGGACGGCTCCGGCCTCGTCCACAGCTACACCCGCAACACGCCGGACTGGGGGAAGTTCCTCCGGTACTTCCTCGCCTCCGATGGGCGGATCAGCGGCTGGCAGATCACGCGGCGCTCCGCCGCCACCGCGACCCAGCGGTGGGAGGAGGTATACCATCTCGTGAAGGTCCTCGCGATCCACGATGACGGCGCAAGCGACCTGATCTTCCAGCAGAACCTGGACGACGTCGCCCGCGAGTTCGTCCAGGGCCGGGATCTCTCCTTCGGCTCCGTCGCCGACGGATTCCGCATCACCGGGATCGAGGAGCGCATGTTCGGCAGCGTGGTCTGCCACGTGGCCGAGTGCGAGATCACGGTGAGCTTCTACACCCAGGACCTCTGACCCATGACACTCCGCCCAGCTGGCACGATCGCGGGCCGCCCCTACGCGGTCCGTCGCGACCCGGGCACTGACGAGGCGCTCGCCTACGTCTGCCTGGATTGCACGCAGGAGACCAAGCCCGGCCGCGAGCAGTTCGAGCGGCACAAGTGCCGGAAGCCGCGCGCCGACTCCGCGGCCGCGGAGACAATCCCCGCGACCGAGGTGAAGGATGAAGCGCGTTAGAGTCGACGGCCTCCTGGCCAAGATCGAGACGGTGGAGGGGACGGACGCGGTCCCGTCGCCGGCGACGGACGGCATCCAGCTCGACGAGCACATGTGGGCCTCGATCGAGACGGACTACCTGGAGAGGAACCTCCGGGAGAACGCCACCGGCAACCGCATGGGGCGGAACAGCGGTGCGCAGCCCGCCGCGCCCTGGGCGAAGCTCACCGTGACCGTCGCCCTGAAGGGTGCGGGCGTGGCCTACGCCGCGGGTGTCCGCCCCGAGATGGACGTGCTGCTCCGGGCCTGCGGGCTCGCTGCGACGGTCGATGCCACCGCGGACGCGGAGAAGTGCACCTACGCGCCGATCGACACCAACCACGAGGCGGCGACGCTCTACGCCTACGCGGCGGGCTCACTCTACAAGATCCTCGGGGCCCACGGCCAGATCACTGGGATCGCCTTCCTCCCGGCCCGGATCGCCCTGGTGACGATCGAGCTCACCGGTGTGCTGCCCGGCGTACCCACGGACGCCGCGATCCCGAACATCGTCTACGCGCGGCGGTCCGTACAGCCGCCCGTGGTGAAGGCCGAGGCCCTCACGCTGAACGGGGTGGGCGTGCTCTACAAGAGCGTGAACTGGTCGCAGAACAGCGTGATCGCCGCGCTCCCCCGCGGCGGCGCGCCGGAGGGGCACGCGGGCTACGCCATCACCGATTACGACCCGCGCTTCAAGGCGCAGATCGATTCCCCCGACAAGTCGACGCTCAACCCCTGGGCGCTGGAGCGTGCCGGGACGGAGTTCCCGTGGTCCATCGACTGGGGGCAGACGCAGTACAACAAGGGGACGATCTCCGGCAGCAACGGCCAGATCATCCACATCCCGCAGTCCGAGGACAGCGGCTACGCCATCATCGAGCCGGAGGTGCGCTGCCTCCACGGCGACGCCGAGGACGCGTTCACCATCGAGTTCAACTGAGGAGGGGAGATGTTCGAGCTGCCGCGCAGGGAGAGGGAGATCATCGTCGAGGTGGAGGCAGGGGCCGTCAAGCTCATCCTCGAGCCGCTCACCGACGAGCAGTACTTCGCGATCAACGAGGCTTCCCGGGTCGAAAAGGACGGGGAGGGGGAGCGGGTCATCTTCCGGGTGTCGCGCATGCCCGGACTCTTCGAGGACCGCCTCCGCCGCGTGGAGGGGGCCGGGGCGGAGGGTGTGCCCTTCGATCTTACCAACCAGGATCACCTCGCCCGGATCCCACAGCCCTGGAAGGCGGTCGCGCTCGCTCGTCTGGTGCGCAGCGCGATGGGCCTGACGGAGACGGAACGGGGAAACTCGAAAGCGCCGGCCGACTCCTCGCCCGAGGGGGAAACCCCTTCCCCGGCCTGAGCGCACGCGAGTGCCGGCTGATCCGGGCGTTCGGCTGGCTGGAGACCTGGGGGAAGACGCCGCTCGACTTCGGGCTCGAGCCCGATGAGGTCGATCCGGGCTACGAGGAGGCGATGCTCGTGTTAAAGAACGCCGTGGAGATGGAGCGGCGGATGATGGCGAGGTGAACGCGGGGGATGATCGATGTCAGCGGAAGAGGACGACGCCTATCCCCCCGATCACGACGTACAGGAAGAACAGGGTGGCGAGGATGCCACAGCCCGCCAGGAGGACGAGGGCCGCCATCATCCCCATCTCCCAGAGGCGCAGTAGGGCGCGAGGTAAGAGACCTGTCGGATAGGACATAGCGCCTCCATTGGATGGTTGAACCACTGCATCGCAAGATAAGGACCGGACGCTCCGATGGCCACCGCTGAAACCGAGATCCGCATCAACGTCGCTGGCACACCGGAGGCGGTGCGCGCCGTACAGGGCGTGCACACCGCCCTGGCGGAGCTGCAGCGCGTGGGCGGCGTGGCTACTCAGGTCGCGGCGGTCCCCGTCGATACGCACGCTCTCGATCAGGTCGAGCAGCAGGCGGCGAGCGTGTCGCGCGCCCTCCAGGAGCTGACGGTCGCGGCCGAGCAGACTCGCAAAGGGATGACGGACATCGTCCCTCCCTCCACGCCCGCCAAACTGAAGGAGGTGAAGTCAGGTATCCAGGACATCGTGCGAACCACGGAGGAGGTGAGTGGACGGCTGGCGCTGCACCTCTCGGCGCCGCTCGCACTCGCCGGGCGTGCGGCGATCAAGAATGCCGTCGACCTGCAGCAGGCTGCGGCGGGCGTCGCCAAGACCACGGACCTCACGGGCGAGGCGCTCGATCACCTGGTTGCCGATTTCAAGGAGATGTCCGAGCTGCCCGGCCGCCCCGGCGCGGACGAGCTGCTCGGCATCGCGGAGGCGGCGGGCCAGCTCGGCGTAGCCGCGCCGAACCTCGAGGGATTCGCGCAGACGGTCGCGGCGCTCCGGGTCTCCACCAACCTGATCGGCGAGGAGGGGACGGCCGATCTCGCACGCTTCGGCAACGTCATGCAGACGTCCCAGCGGGACTTCGACCGCCTGGGCTCGGCGATCGTGGCTCTGGGTAACGACGGGGCGAGCACCGAGGCGGAGATCCTCGCGATGGGTCTGCGCATCGCCGGAGCTGGGAAGCTCGCAGGCCTGAGCGAGGGGGATGTGCTCGGGTACGCGAATGCCCTCTCCAGCATGGGAATCGAGGCCGATGCAGGCGGGACCGCAATCAGCCGCGTGATCACCGAGATCTCCAAGGCCACCGCGACCGGCGGATCCCGCCTGGACGCCTTCGCCCAGATCGCGGGGATGAGCGCATCGCGGTTCCGTCAGGCGTTCGAGACCGACGCTGCTGGCGCCGTGCTCAGCTTTATCGAGGGGCTGCGCCGCATTTCGGATGAGGGGGGCAACGCCTTCCAAGTTCTTGAGGGAGTGGAGTTCCAGGACATCCGGGTGCAGAACGCGCTCTTGGCCGCGGCGAACGCGGGCGACCTCCTGCGGAAAAGCATCGCGACCGGGAACCAGGCGTGGGAGGACAACGCCGCGCTCACGAAGGAATCGCAGCAGTTCTACAACACACTCGGCGGCGAACTCGTCTCGGTGCAGCACACCATCCACAACGTGGGGACGGAGCTGGGAGAGACCTTCGCGCCCGTTGTGCAGGATACGGCTGAAGGGGTGCGCGCCCTCCTCATTCCTGTGCGCGCGACGATCGAGGTCTTCAGCGATTTCCCCGCACCGGTTCGCGAGACGGTCGGTGCTCTGTTGCTGATCACGACGGCTGCGACACCGGTGATCTGGTACGTATCGAGTGTCACGACCGCCTTCCTGAAAGGCGCCGAGGCGGTCAGGGCGTTTCGGGCGGCGCGGGCGGCCGCGGCGGTCGCGGAGGCAGGGGCGGCGGTCGCCACTGCGGAGGTAGCGGCCGGGGCGTTGGGCGGACTGCTCCTGCCGGGCGGCATCATCCTCACCGGGCTCGGCCTGTTGGCACTCGCGTTCCACAGCGTAAAGGACAACGCCCACGACGCCGCCGTTGAGGTGGGGCAGACGGTCGAGGAGTTCAAGTCGAGCCTGCAGGGGATGGGCGAGGTGAGCGCGGGTTTCGCTCTCAGCAACGCACTCGATGCCGACGCCCGGCTCGCCACCGCGCTGACCGCCAAGAGCCAGGAACTGGCCGCGAAGCAGAAGGAAGTGGACCGCTCCAAGCGGCGCGTCCGAGTCGGCGGCGATACTCGCCTCCACCTGGAGGATCTTCAGGCCGACCGCGATGCGCTGCAGGCGGAGGTAGATGCGCTCGCCGCGCAGAAGCGCACCTCTGAGGAAGAGGTGCGCGCCGCGACCCGGCGTGTTTCCGAGCTGCGGGTGCAACCGCAGGCTCCCACGACAACAACATCCCCATTCCCCGCCACCCCTTCCTTGGCGCGGAACGGCGACACGTTCGAGTCGCTCTACAACCGCCTGGATGACGCCAAGTCCAAGCTCTCGGACCTGCGTGTAGATCTCGCACTCGCGGGCGAGCAACTGCAGCACCTGGAGCCCGGTTCGGATGCGTTCCAGGCGATGAGCGATCACGTCAAGGAGCTCGCCACGAACCTGAAAGCGGCGACGCTGGAGGTTCGGGTCCTCGACTCCGCCGTAACACGCGTCGGCACTGCGGTGGCCGCCCCTCTGTTGGCCAAGTTGGGAAGCATCGTCCCGCAGGTTGCCTCTCCCGTTGTCCTCCCGCAGGCGAGCATCCTCACGTCGGCCCCGGACTACAGCGCCGCTCGCCGTGCGCAGGATCAGGACCTCGTGGACACGTTCCAGGGCCTCCACATCCCCCTCTCCGAGCTGTCGGATGAGCTGCAGCGGGACGTAGGGAACGCACTCCATCGCCTCGGGCTGGACGCTGTGAAGGGATCGAATCAGCTGGATCAGGCAGGCGCGATCGCGATCTCCGCCTTCGGTGCGATGGCGCAGGCCGCGGTTAGTGGCACCGAGCAGATGACGGCCGTGGTAATCGGTGGCTTCAGCCAGATCGCTACCGCCGCCGCGACCCAGCTCGGGGGCGGGATCTGGGGTGCGGCGGTCGGCGCCGTCGGTGGCCTCCTCGGCGCGCTCTTCGGGCGGCGCTCCCGCCAGGAGCCGGTCCCTGTGCAGGTCGACAGCTACTCTTCGAAGGCCCTCACCCAGCGGGAGACGCCGGAGGGCCCCCAGACGGTCATCCTGCAGATCATCGACCCCACCTCGGGCGCGATGATTGGCCAGCAGCAGTACCTGCTCGATCGCCGCGAACGGAAGGACGGGGTCACCCGCATCCCCGCCGGCGCCATCTTCCCGGACGGCAGATGAAACCGCGATTCCTCGTCGAGAACCTCTACTCGGATATCCAGTTTGGCGCCCACGTGGTGAGCGCGAGCGAGGAGGGTACCGATGGGGAGGTGTGGCGCGTGGCCACCGGACGGCGTTCCGTGCGCGACCGCTGGATCCCCGTGACGTCCAACACCCAGCAGTGGATCAAGGTCGACTGCGGCGTCGCACGCGCTGCGGATCTCCTGGTTCTCGATCGCGGGCACTCGCTGAGCGGGGCTCGGATCCTCCTGGAGACCAGCGCCAACGACTTCGCCGCGTCCACCACGGTACTCGACCTGGTCGTGCCCTCCCTGATCACCAACCCGGGCGATCTCACCGCGGGTGTGGTCCGCACAGAGGAGGGGGCTATCCTCGCCGCGTTCCCCTCTACCGCTGCCCGGTACTGGCGCCTGCGCATCCCGGCGATGGGCGCGGGACTCCGGCCAGAGATCGTCGGGCTCTGGCTCGGCACCAGCTGGCAGCCGAGCCAGTACTTCGATTTGCCCTACAGCCCCGGCGCGCGCGAGCTCGCCTTCGCGTCCACCACAACGGACGCGGGGTGGATCGGCCGCGGCAGGATTTCACGCGCACGTGCGGGAGAGCTCGGGATCAAACTCTCCTCTCCCGCGGAAGCGGAGACCGCCCGCTACCACCTGGACGGCGGCTTCTGGCGTCCACGGCCGATGTGGATCATTCACGATCCGGCACGCGCCGAGCGGGCGGTGCTCGCGATGCCGCAGCCGGGCCGCGTCGGGCTCTCGCAGCAGCAGGGCTGGGCCTGGGATCAGACCCAGCTCAACTGGATCGAGCACGAGCCACTGCAGGGGGCCTGATGCGTCCGATCTCGCCCGAGCTCGTCAAGCGCCTCCGGCGCGCGGACCCGACTGCCCGGCTGATGGTGGAGGCGGTGGCCACCGAGGCTGAGGCGCTGAGGGTTGGCCGCACGATCACCGATCCCTTCCCCCGGTCCGAGTGGCGGCTGGCCGATGGTGACACGACTCTCGCCTTCCGCGTGCGGCAGGATGCGGGTCTGGAGCTGCAGGATGATCTCGACACGCCGGTGGAGCAGACCGCGGCGGACGATTACCTCCTCCTACCGCTACCTCTTCCGCTCCAGCCGACACTCCACGCCGCGCGCATCGAGTGGCCGCAGAGCAACTCAGCCGAGCGGGTCCTACGGACGATCACGCTGCGCCTGGATCCGCAGCTCGACAGCCAGGCGCCCCAAGAGGTGTCCCGCTGGGCAGTCGACGTCTATCGCGTGGTGCGCTTCCTCGACTCGATCTTCCAGGTCGAGCTCCAGCCGATCTGGGGTACGCTCTACCAGGACGCTGCTGGCCCGTCCGCCGGGGACGTCACGTTCACCTTCCCCGGTGACCCGCCCAAGGTCGGCCCGGCACCGCTACGTCAGGGGCAGTCGATCTCCGTCGTTCCGGTCACCCCGGCGCCCGGGGAGCCCGGCAATGAGCCGGCGATCGGCGGCGGTGGCGCGCAGCCGTTTCCCAATCCGATCACGGTGATCGTGGTGCGCCCGCTGAAGGCGGACGGCGCGCCCGCAGGCAATGCGGGCTGGGCGATCGACTCGGAGCACGACGTCTATTCGTCGACGGGCACGCTCACCCACTGGAGCCTGCAGCAGACCACGCGGGGCGCCTATCAGGGTAGCTATCGCGTCGACCTGGAGCCGAGCGTGCCGTACATCGTCGTGCGCAGTGGGCTTTACCAGCCCGGCACCATCACGTTCGCCGCGAACCCGATCGATCTCGGGCTCTCTCCCGCGCACGACGTCGAGCTCGTCGGACAGGGAGAGAGCCCGGCGGGCAGCTCGATCGTCTACGAGGTGCAGGCGGACGACGCCGCCTGGGTGCAGTACTTCGACGGCGACCTGGTGGCCACCGACAACCGACCCCAGGGTGGTGCGGATCTGCGCGGGGTGAGTCTCCGGCAGAGTTACGCGGTACGTGCGACCCTCACTCCGCCCACGCCAGCGGTCTCCTCGCCGATCCTGCGCGCGATCGGCGCGCGGGCCGTCGACCGGTTGCTCCTGGACGGTGAGGCGACTGCACAGCTACAGGGCAGCTACGCGGTGGATCCGGTCACCTTCGCGGGCGAGGTGCCGGAGGTGGCCATCACGATCCCGCGCACCGGGGAACAGGATTACCGGGACGTCGGCACCGAGCTGCTCTCCCGCTACGACCTGGCGAGCCTCTCGCTCAGGCTCTGGGTGGGGGATCCCGCCCTCGGCCGAGCACACTGGCTGCACGTCGACGATTACCTGGTCGATGACTACGACACGGACGGGCCGGCGCTGGTGATCTACGCGCTCTCCCCGCTCGTGCTCACGCGCGTCTCCATCCCGCCGGCGACGGGCACGGGGGAGGACACTCAGCGCCAACCGAAGCCGTATCCCAACACCCCTCTCTCGACCGTCTACCAGGATTTGCTCGCCTCGCAGATCGGCCTCGCGGAGCGCTATCGCGGGCCGGGCATTCCAGACTCTGTCACGTACACGGTGAGCAACACCGTGGCTGATGTTGTCGACGGGAAGGCGGCGCTCGATGCGATCGCGCGCCTCGCGGGTGGCGCGACGATCAGTTCCCAGGGCCGGGTGAGGTTCGTGGATCTGCTGGGGGAGCGTGAGGCAGTGGCCGTCCTGCCGAGCGAGGAGCTCAAGGCCACGAAGGTCACGCCCGGATTCCGTCAGCGGATCCCCGAGTACTTCGTCCCCTACGGCTGGTCCGAAGAGCGGGGGGATTTCGATTTCGAGAGCCGGGCCTTCGACGCGAACTCGTTGGCGAAGCTCGGGAGCGCCACGCTGGACGCTCCCCAGCAGCTCGATCGAGACGTGGCGCGGTGGATCGACACTTCGGATCACGCGACTTGGTTCGGCGGTGAGATGGTCCGCCGGTTAGGGCTCGGCCTGTTGCTCTGGACCTTCCAAACCAGCTACCCCTACCCGGAGCTCGAGCCGGGCGACGTGGTGGTGGTGCAGACGGACCGGTTCGTGGCGCGCGACCCGCTCTCGGGGCAGGCCATCCGAGGCCAGATCTGGGCGCGGGGTGTTGTGGTGGGGGTTCCGGATCTGCTCGGGCGGCAGATCAGCATCTGGGTGCGGAGCTACACCGATATCACCGCCGCAACCGAAGTCGTGGATCGGAGTGGCCTGGCCCCCTCCTCGGTGACAGACATCCTCGCCGTCGATTTCGTCGCCTCGACCGGCAGCACGCGCACGTATCAGGTGCGACGAGGGGCCGCCGTCGAGCAGGCTCGCGTGCACTGGGTCCTCTATACCGGCAATCTCCCCGACGGGTGGCTCGAGGATCTCTATTCCGACGATCACCATGTTGCTACGCTGCTCGTCGACGGCGACAGCTTCATCACGCCGCAGCCCGCGGAAGGCCAGGTACTCGCCTACGCAGTTACGCCTTGGGCGGAGACAGTGCGCGGCACGTTCGTGGTGATCGGCCAGGGCATCGAGGGCACGGTCGAGGGTGGGCTGGCCCCCGTCGATTTCTCGGCCACGTTCGCTCGCCTCGGGAGTGCCACGGAGCGCATCGACGTGACGCTGCACGATCCGCGCGGAGTGGTCGCCCAGATCGTGGTCTACGAGACGCTCCGTGGGACGGAATCCGGCCCCTTCACCGCGACCGTGACGGAGGAGGGGACCTATTCGCACACCTACACGTTGGATCCCGACCACGTCCGCTATCTCCGGGTCGTTGCCCTTCGGAGCGACGGAGGAGAGCCACTGGTGCGGGCCTACGCTGCAGACGTCGACCAGGTACCGGGCATCCCCACCGTCTCGGAGCTCCGGATCGTCGATGAGGTCACGCTCAACGTCGATGCAGCTGATACGGATGCCGCCTCCCTCTGGTATCGTCCCGTCCTGGACGGCGAGGCGGGGGCCGACGTCGAGATCGCACCTCGTGGGAGCGATCCGCGCTTCGGCGCATTCACCTTCGAGGTGGGCGAGGAGGAGCTGCGCTTTCAGGTCTTCGCGAAGAATGGGGCGGGCGAGGCGGGGGATTACCGGGATGTTCGGGTCGCTCCATTCGTCTCCGCCGTAGACACCCGCTACGTCCAGGTGGTCGCGGTGCTCGTCGCATCGGA